CACGTCGTCGGCGCTGGCGCGACTTGGTAACCCAATTAACTTCGCGCTACAGGACGAAAGCGGTCTGTACACCCGATCGAACAAGCTGCTACGGGTTGCGGAGACGATGCGTCGCGGCGCTGCCGGAATGGGCGGGCGCTCGATGGAGACCACGAACGCATGGGATCCAGCCGAGAACTCAACGGCGCAGCAGACAAGCGAATCCAGGCGCCCCGACATCTTCCGATTCCACCGGCTGCCGCCGTCGTCGTGGTCCTACAAGGACAAACGCGATCGCCGTCGGATCCACAAGTTCGTCTACAACGGTTCCGCCCACGTTGACCTCGACGCCATCGAAGCGGAGGCGGCGGAGCTTATGGAAACCGACCCGACACAGGCGGAGCGCTTCTTCGGTAACCGGATCGTTCACGGTCACGGTTCGTGGCTACCTGAGGGGCTCTGGGACTCATGCAGAGCAAGCTGAAGATCGCGCTAGGGTTCGACGGGTCATCCTCGGATGACTGGACCTGCCTCAAGGCTGAGACGATCGACGGGCTGCTATTCACGCCGACATACGGCCCGGATAAACGCCCGACACTGTGGGCGCCGCAGGAGTGGGGCGGTACGATTCCCCGCCTCGAAGTGGACGCCGCAGTATCGGAGATGTTCGCCACCTACGACGTTGGCCGCATGTACTGCGATCCACCCGGCTGGCAATCCGAGGTCGAGTCATGGTCGAAACGTCACGGCGAAGACCACGTCATCGAATGGGCGACGTACCGGATCAGTCAGATGCACTCAGCGCTTGACCGTTTTACTTCTGACCTCGCTACCGGCGCGCTAACACATGACGGATGCGAGATCACGACAACTCACATCGCCAATAGCCGCAAGCTAGCCCGTCCCGGCGATCGCTACATCATCGGGAAGCCGTCCCAAACGCAGAAGATTGACGCCGCCGTGGCGTCCGTTATCTGCCATGAGGCGGCGGCTGATTCGCGTACCGCCGGTTGGCGGGTTGCGCCGACAACGTCCTACGCCTACATCATCTGAAAAGGAGGCAAGCGTGCTTGAAACAGCGGCGGAGATCGTCCAACGCTTAGCCGACAGCCTCGCCGATCGCACGCCGAAGGTCCTCAAGAACGAGCGCTATTTCCGTGGGGAACAACCGCTGACCTACGCCTCGGATGAGTGGTCGCGGTTCAACGAGCGCCGGTTTGCGCACTTCTCGGACAACTGGTGCGGAGTTGTTGGCAGCTCACCGGCTGAACGCATCCGGCTAACCGGGATCTCACTGGGTGATGACACCGAGATCGTTAGCGATAATGAACGCGCGCTCATGAAGGTGTGGGCGGATAACGAGATGGACGCCCAAAGCTCTCAAGGATTCCTTCACACCATCGTCGCGGGCCGCTCATTCGTCATGGTCTGGCCGGGCGACGACGGGCCGCAGGTGACGTGGGAACGCGCAGATCAGTGCATCGTGGACTATGACGAGGCCACCCGCCGACCGCGCTACGCGTTGAAGGTTTGGAACGACGGAATAGACGAATACGCGACGCTCTACACCTCCACCCAGCTATTCAAGTTTGAACGCAAGATGGCGCAGCGGATCCAGGTCGCTAAGGGCGCCGACATCGACCATGACCGCAACTTCCGCGCTACCGCAGGGGCGGCGCCGTATGGCGATCCCGGCGCTTGGATTCAGCGAGACACCGAGGGCGAGGCGTGGCCGTTGCCTAACCCGCTTGGCATGCTGCCGCTTGTTGAGGTTCCTAACCGGCCCGTTCTTGGCGGGGAACCAATGTCGGACATCGCCGGGGTTATTGCGATGCAGGATGCGATTAACCTGTTGTGGGCGTATTTGTTCGCCGCCGCTGACTTCGCGAGTATGCCCGCCCGCGTGGTCATGGGTCAGGAGCCGCCAAAGATTCCGATACTTGACGATGCCGGGACCATCATTGGCGAGAAGCCAGTGGACATCGAGCAGCTAACCCGAGGTCGGATGCTATGGCTAACGGGGCAGGAAACGTCCGTAGGCCAGTGGGATTCCGCCAAGCTCGACATCTTCACCGATGTCATTCAACGTGCCGTGCGCACGCTTGCGGCGCAGACGCGAACGCCGGTTCATTACTTGGTCGGCGAATCTTTGGGTTCGCTGAACTCGGAATCGTTGCTGGTGGCTGAGTCCGGTTTGGTGGCTAAGGTGACCGAGTTTCAGCTATTCGCGTCGGGTCCGATGCGTCAAATCTTCCGCCTTATCGCCGTCGCGCTGGGTGACACCGAGCTCGCCGACGACATTCGTTCCTCGCAAATCGTCTGGAAAGATCCACAGACACGGACGCAGGCGCAAACCTCCGACGCTGCGCTAAAGGATCGTCAGGTTGGCTTCCCGTTCTCGTGGATCGCCGCGAAGCGGTACGGACTGTCACCCGCCGAGGTCGAGCGGCTTGTCGCTATCAAGGAGGCCGAATCGCTGTCACTACTCAGCGGCGACCTGGCGTTAGCGTTCGCGCCGAAGCCCGATCCGGCACCTAACGCGCCGCAGGGCTAAGCCGTGCTCGACACGAGCCGGGCCGAGGCGTGGTATCGAATCCAAGCGCTGCTGGCAGTAACGACCGGAACGGCACTAGGCAACCTATGGGCAGAGACGGTCGATCCTGACCGGATCGCCGCTAGTTGGGCTGCGCAGATCCCGACCGCCGCCGACATCGTCGTTGCGCAGTCAGTGACCGCCGCGTCCGGCGCCGGTCTGTACGTCGCGACATCGGTTGGGTCACCTGATCCGGTCAAGGTCAACGCGCTGCGGTTGGTGGACCGGGAGCGAATCACGTCGCAGCTATTCAGCGGCGCCATACGTTCCCTCGAACGCATTAACCGTGGCGTCCCGATCGACGAGGCCATGGCATCCGGTAAGGGGCTGACGCAACTTATCGGGGCTCAAGCCACCCGCGACACGGCACGCGACGCTGTCGGTATCGCACAGGTCGCAGACACTCGAACAGCCGGTTGGGTTCGCTACTTGCAAACACCTAGCTGCGGTCGCTGCGCGATCCTGGCGGGCCGTTTCTACACATGGTCTGACGGGTTCAAGCGGCACCCGGCGTGCGATTGCGCTCACCGCCCCGTCGGTTATGGCGAGGACGTTATGGAAGCGCGGGCAAGCGTCACCGATCCAAAGCAATACTTCAACTCACTGTCAGAGGCAGACCAAAACAAGCTGTTCGGGCCCGGCGTATCCGAGGAGATTCGCGGCGGTAAGAACATCTCGAAGGCCGTCAACGTAGACCGCTCGGGGATGATCCGCGACCCGAAGAAGCGCACTACAGGTGACCTGCCGCGCCCGATCCTTGACGGCGTTATGGCCGAGGCGAACGGCGACCGGGTCAAGGCTGTGCAGCGGCTCAAGGACTACGGGCTCATTAACGATTCGGGCCAGCGGACCAGATTCCAGGCCAAGAAGGACCGGGGTAGAAGGCTCGAAACGAGCGCGCCCCGGCTACTCATCCCCTAACACCTCCTAGCCCGCAAGGGGCTGGACAACTCCGCAAGGGAGCGCACGAATGAGCGACGACGTAGCAACGGAAACACCCGCCGAGACCGAAGCCCCCGAGATGCCCACACCGGGCGACCTCGACAAGCCACTAGGGCCACAAGGTGAGAAAGCCCTCCACGCTGAGAAAGAGAAGCGCCGGGCGGAATCGGCTAAGCGGCGCGAGGTTGAAGGCGAGCTAGAGAAGATGCGGGCGCAAATCGCGGCGGCGCCCAAGCCTGAGACGGACGCGCCGAACATCGAAACGATCCGCGCCGAGGCATTAGCCGAGGCCAACGCGATCGCGTTCGAGCGCATCAAACGATCCGAAGTAAAAGCAGCAGCGGCGGGCAAGTTCGCAGACCCAGCCGACGCACTCAGATTCCTCGATCTCTCAACGGTCGAGGTAGATAAAGACGGCAACGTGGACGCCGGGGATCTTTCGGATCTCCTCGACGGCGTGTTGGCCACGAAGCCCTACCTCGGCTTGGCGCGCAATGCGCCACCGACGGGAAGCCCCGACAGTGGCGTTCGCAAGGACCGC